TGACGGCGCTAACGGAGCGTTTCTCAGTACAGTGGCCAGCATTTCAATATCTACTGGTGCAGGCTCAGCACCAAATGTCGCAATAGCCCCATCAATAACCTTCACAGCATCAGCCATTGCGTAGCCGATATTACCGCCGTCGCTTTGTGCTGCTGCTTTGCTGAGTATTTCGCGTATCTGGTGCAGGCGATCGAGTGATACAGGACCGTGCGCCGGGTGGTTGTTAGTTGTCATGCTGCATGCTCCTGCTTACGGTTATAGCGACAGACCAGAGCCAAAAAATTCATATCGCAAATCAGTGCTACGCGCATTTCCGCCGTAAAGCGACATCCGAGTTTATTTGACTTGCCGACTGACCGCCGACGCTTACGCATTATCTTTCGCACGTGGGCCGCGTTTACCTCAACCTGTCGATGTCTTGAGGCATAAACACCCTTAGCTGGTATCTTCCGAGCTTGTTTCTGGTACGCGGTTAACAGGTCATGTACGTCTGTAAATTTGCTCATCTCTCACTCCCCCTTCACGCCAATGCCAGCGGCTTCTATCGATTTAATTACCGCGCTGCGATACGTTTCTTCGCGAAAAAAAATCCGATTATTAAAACTCAACCAGAATTCATCGTTAGATATCCTTGGAATGCATACCTTTCGCGATTCTAAGTTGGAAATACGATCTCGATAGTCAGCAACCATTCGTCGCACCTGCTCCAGTGGCGTAACGCTGCCACCGTCTGGTGGGTCCATGTACTGAGTGCCGGGTAGGAGTTCGCAGAGGGCATTGTTCAGTTCGGCCTCACTCGCTTCACGCTCAACTCGCAACCGCCCAACGGTAAGCATCAGGTCTTGATTCTCTTCGTCTCGATCTTTCGCGTAGCTCTGCGCGGCTTCCAGCTCATCCAGCAGCGCCAGAACGGTGGACGGGTTGGCTGCGGCAATGAATGCTGAGTCAACTTTAAGACAGTGTTGAGCAACCGCTTTTGCACCAACTCTTACTTCATATCCTCTCGCGCCCTTGTGTGGCTTATACGACTCCCATTTCCCCCATGAAGCTATGTTTGCAGCATTAGCCACTTCACGCAGCGCCTGTTTGTTGAGTGCTGTCATTGGGCTGCCTCCGGTTCCTCTGGCATTGGCGCCCAGTGAGTGATAACAACATCGTCGATATCGATATCACCGTTCTGGAAAGTCCATTGCCAACTTCCAGTCTCTTTCTGCCCGAAGGTCATCCACATTGAGCGCCAACCAATCAGCCATCCTTCACCGGTTGAATCGAAAAGCAGAACCGTGTCATTGGGTGATGGAAGGCATTCATGCACGGAGAATACTTTTTCTTCCAGCGCATTGCTCCATGAGACAGCCGAGAGCTTTCCACCAAAGATTGTCATACCGGCGCTCACTGCTGGCTCTTTTCCATCCTCAAACTCGACGACGAAAGTTACTTTGCTCATAGCGCGGCTCCTTTGCGAATTTGGGCGGCGAACTCTGCTAACGACTTCTCGGCATACTCTCCGGATAAACCGTCTGCGGGTGGAATTGTGGCATTGGCTAATTCGTCTTTTGCATCGAGAATCATGCGGACAACGTCGCTTACCTCTGCCAGTGGCTTATCAATAAAGCCGTGGTTGTACGCAGCAGCCAGGCGGCTGGCGGCATAGTTGATACCCTCGTTACGCGAACTTGCTTGCACTTCAGCTAGGAAAGCGTCGGTCGCTGGGGTTTCCATTGCAGCCTTCAGCACGTCGACGTACCACTCGCAATACCGGTAATCCAGCATTCCATCAGCCTGCTCAATCCACATATCCGGTGCAGTGGCGAAATCGGCCGCTTTTTTCAGCGCCGCGTGTTCAGCAGCTACCCCCGCCAGATCCCTGCACTTGCTCTCGGCGTTAGCGAGCTGTACTGCCATGTCTGTTTCTGCTGCTTGCCATGCCCACCATGCAACCTGCATGTCCCAGGCCATGTACTCGCCATCAGAGTTTTTGCATGTCCGGTAATCAATTAGGTCACCAAAGCGGGCCTTAATGGCTTGTTCAAATTTATCTCTGCTGCTCATGCTGATGCTCTCCCGTAAAACGCCAGTACACGCTGCATAGCCGGACTTGTGCGGCATACGGATGTGACCATGTTTTTTCTCACTTTCGATTTGAGTTGCTTGATATTCTGCTCGCCACCGGGCTGAAGCGAATAGACCGGGCGATGCGGCTCGCCAGTGCGGATTACTACCGTTTTGCGTACCAGGTGAAGCAGCAGGTTGTGTGCCTTCTTGCAGTCGCATCCCAGCAGTCTCTGAACCTGACGCGGCGTTACGGTCTGGTTAACCTGAAGAAAATCGACAATTGCCCACAGTGATTTGCTTGCCATAGTGATTTGCCCTCGAAGTTATTTAACGATCCGGAGATGGCTAACGTTCTTGCGATAGCTGCCCCAGTCAAAGTTCACCCACATTCCGCCATCCATCTGGAGACGGTCGATAACCCGCGCGCCCAACGCTCCGAGAAGTTCTTCGTGGTTCAGGTTCGTCAGGATCCCCACCGGACGCATCGACGACAGGCGACGGTCGATAACCTGATTCAGAATGACTTTCTCGCCGTTGCTTCCGCGCTGAATACCGACTTCATCCAGTACCAGCAGATCGACTTTGCAGAGGTCATCCAGAAGTGAAGCCTCTGACTGGCCACCGTCGTAGCACTCGCGAACACGCAGCATCAGGTCAGGGATAGTCACTACCAGTACGCTATGCCCGCCAGAAAGCAGATGATTTCCGATTGCCGCAGCGAGATGGTTTTTCCCGGTACCCGGACCACCGCTAAACACGAAACTTGCGAACCCAGCGCCGAAATTTTGTGCGTAGCTCTTTGCCATCGTGAAGGCTTTGCGCTGACCTTCCCCGGAAACCTGATAATTCGCGAACGTGCAGCTGCGGTGCAGGCTTTGAATTCCTGAGCGGCCGAAGATTTTCTCTGTGCGCGCTTTCTGATTCAGCTTGTCGAGCTCTTCGCAATGTTTCAGTCCTTCTTCCCGTTGCCACGCCAGAAGCTCTGCTGCGCTGGTGAACTTAGGCTGAACGCCTGGCGGTATGAGTTTTTTCAGGCGCTCAAGAGCGCTGCCGGAATTAACAATGTTTTTCACCGTTACCCCCTGAATCCGGTTGGGATGGTTTTATCTGGCTCAGAAATTCGGTTGGGATCTCGCTGTCCAACATGGACGGTCCTTTGGCCGTGACCACGCGATTGCAACAGACTGTTGGCAAAGGTCTGCTCCCAAGCCAACTGGTGTTTAACCTTGCCGTCAGGTATCCAGTAATCACGGAATTGCTGAAGTTCTTCAGCGGTGTAACCCGGCTCAGTGCCGACGTTCTTACCCCAGAGCGCAGCCTGACGCACGAAGTCTGGAGACGGGGTCCATGAGTCAGTGATCGGAAATTTACCCAATGGGCCAAAATCCAGACCGGGCCCCAAATCCTCGTTCTGAGGTTTGGGAGGGATAGCTGGCAGAGGTGGGTGATTTCCAGAAATATCATCCCCAGAATGACTTCCGCCCGCGCGTTCTCTCTCTGGGTTTAGATCTTCTCTTCTCTTCTCTTCTCTGCGGTTACGCGTTACGTTACTAATAACGTTACTCGTTACGTTACTTTCCTGGAGTTTTTTTCGTTCACGAAACTCCTTCTGGCGCTGCGCATTTGTCTTGGCCGTAGCTGAGCGCATATCACCTGACGTATTGTATTCATTGAAGTTTGGAAGAATGACGCAGTTATTCTCCGCATCATAAATGGCCCAGCCTACGGTTGATAATGCAGCCCCAAAACCGGGTACTCCGACAATATCATCGATATCAGACAGGTCTGCATTTTCAAATACACCGTTACGCGAGTGTTCATTTGCCGCAGACCAAAACGTTACTAGTAACGACACCGTAACGTTACGGGTTACGTTACGCGTTACAACGTCTGATAACGTGGTGTTATGCGAAAGTGTGAACATTTTTCCCACCTCCGGTGAACGCTCCAGTATTCGCGCAATTCCGTTCACCTTCGGGCTGGTGACCAGTGATGTACGCATCTTTATCCAGTCCCCGGCCATTAAGTCCTCCTGAAGAATAATTAAGGGAAGATTTATCCAGTCGCGGTCCGACACGCTGGCAAAACAATTTGTGGTTAGGCATACTTACCCCGCAATGATTTCGCAATGAATTGCACCAGAAAGCCGTTGGTGTTCGCGCACCGCGGCTTTCGCCATTTTTGAACCGGTCATATAGCCCCCAGCATCATCTGCACCATCTCCATCAGCGGCCCGGTTAAGCCAGGGTCAACGCGGTACATCTCCACGATCCCCTCGCTCAACTCTTTCAGCTTCTGATGACGTGGAGCATCCATCGCGACGGCAATCTTCGCTTCGCTGGTTTCTTTCTCCAGTCGCGCCAGACGAGCCATAACGTTGTCTTCTGGTAGCAGACGGTTGCGGTACTTGAGCGGCAGAACAGCAAGAATTGCCGGAGTCAGCTGGCGGACGTTCTCGCGGTATCTTTCACTGTTGAAATGGTTGTCCAGGAAGCGGAAAAGCTTCTGACGCTGTCGGCTGAGGTCATCAGGGAAAGTGATCTCGTCTCCCCCTTGCGCCTGGTACTCTTCGATGATCAGAGCAGAAACGACATCCTGACCATCTACACCCGCCCATGAGCGAACGGCATCACGAATATCTTCATGGCTAGGTCCCTTGCACGCTTGAGCACGATTTATCACCGCCTGCTGCGGCGATCCTGTATCCTGGTAAAACGTAAGTGATTGCATAGTGCTTTCCCTTTCGTGGTTAAAGCGCCGGTCAGGCTACTTTTGGTTTGCTGATTTCAAGAATTTGGGTGGTGGTAAAGCGACCACCTGAGGCCTCAGCAATTTTCGATGCATAAGCTGTCTCACCGGTGTAATCAGTACGTGGCAAGCACCCACTATTGATCCACTTGTAAATTGCTCGCGGAGTCCGCTCGCATGCTTTGGCCACCACGGGTACGCGAATCAATTTGATGATTTCGCCAAGGCTTGTTGGTTGCATTTTTTAACCCTCAATATGAACTGTAGGTACATATTATGTCGGAACTGATAGTTCACGCAAGAGATATTATGATTGAACCTATGGTTCAGGAAGAAAAAGCGCGAAAAGACTTTTCCCATAGGCTAGCGCTGGCCTGCGATAAAGCTGGTTTGCCGGTTCATGGTCGTCAGGCTGAGATAGCCAAAAAGATGAAGTTGACACCAAAGGCCGTAAGCAAATGGTTTAACGGGGAATCAATTCCAAGACGCGGGAAGCTGCAAGAGCTTGCTGCGAGTATTGGTACAACTTCAACTTACCTGTTAGGTGACAGCGAGGCTGATGGAATATCTGAGGGACGCTTGCAGAAATCGACAGAAATATTTCGCATAGATGTGCTCAATGTATCTGTCAGTGCAGGCCCGGGCGTGATCAATAGCGAGTTCGTGGAGGTGCTTCGCTCTGTGGAATACTCAGTTGAAGATGCGCGCCAAATGTTCAACGGACGAAAGCAGGAACAAATCCGCATCATCAACGTCCGCGGAGACAGCATGTCTGGCACGATAGAGCCGGGTGATCTGCTTTTTGTCGATATCAGCATCCAACACTTTGATGGTGATGGAATTTACGCTTTCCTGTACGACGAAACAGCTCATGTTAAGCGACTTCAGAAGATGAAAGACAAACTACTGGTAATCTCAGACAACCAGACCTATCGCCCGTGGGAGCCAATTGAGAAGGAAGAGATGAACAAGATTTTCGTCTTCGGAAAGGTGATCGGCAGCATGCCGCAGACCTACAGGAAGCATGGTTAGTCGATTAACAGTAGCCTGAATAGAGTTTGGGTAAGGTCGGTACAACAAGGCGTACGCCAAGTACATGGGGCGGCGGATTAGGGATGATGCGGAATAACTCCCCACGGAGAGCTTATGAGGCTGGGTATTGCACATAGGCCATACGAACCACCTCTGGGTAGAAAACTTAAATAAAATTTAATAGTGGGAATGGTAATGGAAGCACCTTATCAATTAGAATTCACTGAAAACATTTATTATTCAATAGGTAATAACCCCAGCATTAAAGAAATCATTGAGTCTCTTCAAGGCTGGGAAGCTATCATCAAACAATCTAAAGGAGTCCTTGCAGAGCTAACTGGAAGTGATATCCTGGATATTGAAGTTAGGATTCAAAAGTTAGAAGTCGGGAGCCTAACTGAAAAAATTCTTATCAAGTTAGGTTTTGGCAACGAAGAGAATTTTGATAAATTTCTCGAAAATGCGCATGAAAGGTACATCGGAGAAGGAAAAATGCGTAGCGCCTTAGTTTGGACGGTTATAGCAGGTGTACTCGCCACGGGTATGTATTTAGCCGTCAAAAACATGGCACCCAATAATGCCTCCCACTTCGAAGCAAATAATAATATAATCATTAACATAGGTGCTGGCGAAACTAACATTTCACCTGAAAGAATACAGTCGGTGCTCAATAGTACATTAGTTGATAAAAAAACCGCTGCCAAAGGTGCTGTCAAAATTTTATCTCCAGCGCGAAATGACGAAAATGCAACATTGATGATAGGTAGCGATAACGCTTCCGTAACAATACCTTCAGATTTAATCTCTAAAACACCAACCGAGGTTAGTTTTGAAGCAGATACATATACTCGAGACCATTACGATGTTGACCTTGAGATAAGAGCCCTTGATCTCGACAATCCGACAAAGGGATGGGCTGCCGTGATTCCTGGCTTAGTTGATCGAAGGGTAAAACTAGTTTTGGCACCCGGGATTAAACCAGAAGACCTATCCCATAAATTCGCCTTCCGCGCTGATGTAACCATTACTTATAAACTTACGTCATCTAAAGGCGAAGCATACAAGCCAACAGAAATATTTTTAAGCAAATTAATCGCGGAATGAAATTAATCCTGCCACCGTGCCGGGTTTTTATTTGACCAGATAATTCATAATGTTAAGATGATTCCGATTGCAATCAATGGATATACATAATGAAAAAAATGGCTCTGGCAGTAGCATTAGCTGTAACCCTCACAGGGTGCGCGTCTTCTGGAAATCAGAAACTTAAAAGTGAAACTGAAACAAGTGTTCAGTCTAAAATTCATGAAGGGAAAACGACCAAGGTTGAAGTGAAAACCTTGTTTGGCTCTCCTGATGCAGTCTCTTATACCGATGGTGGTAATGAGATCTGGAAGTACTCATTTGCCAAAGTTAAAGTGAATGGAACCTCATTCATTCCATTCTATGGCTTGTTCCATAACGGCACGAACGGCACTAAGAAAGAACTGACCATTCTATTTAAAGATAATACCGTACAAAAATACACAATGGCGGAATCGGCGATCAATACAAAATCCGGTTGGGCCGACTAGCACCATTTGCCCGGCAAAGAAAGTCGGGCCATTATTGCCCCTTCCTCACGAACTCCGCTGCATCCCGCAATACACCTTTGTGAATCATATTGCCCACGGTTTTTCGCTTCGCTTCCAGTCGATCGACAATAGCCTCACAGTCAATCACCACACTGTCGATTATCAACTCAACAACCGCCCCACCAATCTCGCCAGCGATGAAAGCTGCGCGATCTTCCAGCAATTCATCACGTGACATATCCATACCTAAGCCCATAGCAATACCCTATTTGGTGTTTTTTTGAGCATAGCAAGACTAGAGAAAAAAATAAATAATCTTAAAGTTCATATTGTTATGCGTTTATGAACTTGCCACACCACTTAAATGTACTACTGGTACTTTACTTCAATGAACTTATAGTACATTATCATCCCATCGCGAAACACTAAGCGCATCAAGTTCAAACGTTCCGCCAGCCTGGCGACAAGGGCAAAAAAGAGAAGTGAGCTTCGCGGTGGTGAATTGCAGAGTTAAAACGCTCAACTGTGAAGATCAGCACCACGGCACCACCAGCGAAGTTCACTCGAAAAACTGGAGAACATCATGGTTCATCAGCACTACGGTACACAGACGGTAAACCGCGGCGCAGTTCAGCCTGGAATGCTCGTCAAACACAAAGACTCAACCTGGACAGCATCAGCTAATGCTCGTGGTCGTTTGTATCTGCATCGAGGCGTTGAGATGACTTACACCAGGGATTTGCTGGTTGAAGTTTATCTGAACGGTCTGGGGAATGGCCTCAGCCATTAACGGAGAGTGTCATGCAAGACAAGAAATGCGGTTATTGCAGCAAACCGGTTAAACCGGAAGAAGTAATCAAAAGTACCCTTCTCTATCGCAACGGCTCACAGCTGGCGCGTAAAGAGAAAGAATATTGTTCCAGACGTTGCGCTTCGCACGACCAGATGGCTCACGAAGGCTAACGTAAAACCCGCGCAAGGCGGGATCTACGTCCGGTGCCACCGACCAAAGTTACACCGGAAACAACATTAAAACCAAAGTTAACCCAATGGGCGCTATCAATGGTCCGGGGATTCTAACACCCAAAAATGAGGATCTCACATGGAATTTCCATATGTAGTTAAAGCCACGCAAAAGTCGGGGAAGCCTGATGCTTTTGTCTGGTTCACTGCAAAAACAGAGGCTCGCGCCAACCTGATGCTGGTTGTTGCGCTGGAAGATGCAGGCATCGAAACAGGTCGGGGTAAGGACTACGCCAAACCGATTCGCACTGATTTCCCGGTTGTTGATGACCTTCCGGAAGAAGGTGAAGTTGATTTCACCTGGTGTGATCGTTACGAACTTGCCGAAGACCAGCGCACCTGGAACGTAAAATTGAAAGCTGATAACGCGGCGCAGGAAGAAAACCACCAGGCTGATGACAATGTCGTTGATGGTGAAACCGGCCATGCAGACGAATCCCAGCAGGCAGAACAGCCGCAGTTGATCACTGTCGCCAGCCTATCCTTGCGCCAGCGTATCTTGGCTCAGTTCATCTCTGATGAATACGTTTATCACATCGATGCTGAGCAAAAGAAAATTATTCAGGGACTCGAGCTGGATGTGGATAACAGCTACGTCCAGAACCTGCTGCTTGCTGCTGAAAACGTGGAGTTTTTCAAGAATGCTGCTGAGATTGACATCTCCCGGGTTGTAGCCGCTCTGAAAACCGTCTTCCCGGTCGAAGGGAAACGGACTGAACTGTCTCTTGTTATGCGGTTCATCAGGATCTGGTTCAATACTGATTACATCGACCGTGGCATCCTGGCGCGCGAATGGGCCGCCGGTAACCGCATCAGTAATGTTCAACGCACTGACTCCGGTACAAATGCCGATGGCGGATATGTCACTGACCGTGGCGAGGGCGCACACCACACGCTGGATACACTGGATTTAGAGATTGCCTGCGCCCTTCTGCCGATGGACTTCAACCACTTCGAAATTCCGAGCAGCATTCTTCGTCGCGCCAAAGAAATCGTAGCCAAAAAAGAAGAACCGTGGAAATCATGGAGCAGCATTCTGCGCAATCAGCCTGGCGCTCTTGGCGTTAACCGCACGGCTATTTTTAACCTGGTACGTATCGCGCCGGAAAATATTCATCTAACCCCTGTCGCTCACTTGGAATTTGTTAACCAGACCATGACTGCTGAATTCAACTCTGCGGTTGAGTTATTGCCGTTGTCTGAAGCAGCACCTGCGGCAACGGAAATGTCCTCCGCCCCTGAAAGCGTCGAACCGTCTCGCAAATCCTTTTGCACTCACGAAGAGAACCTACAGCGCGTGCGTGAAGAAGGCGCGCGCAGCCGCGCCGAGGAAGCAGCTGCACAGCCTCAAGTCGCGAACTTCGGTTCCGGCGTGTTCTCTATTGATGGCCTGATGGGTGATCAACAACCAAAAACAGATGACCGTTCACCACTTAAGGAGGAAGCCACCAGCGATGTGCAGATGGAAGAAGCTGTCAGTGATGAAGAACAGGCTGGTAATGAAGTGCAGTCAGGCGAAAGCAGTCTGGAAACTGGTGAAGAGTCACATACCGGCCAGCAAGCCGATGTAAACCAGAATACAGATTCTGTCGCCCAAAATTGCGGTTCTGTAAACCAGACTAAACCAGTTTTGGCGCAAACCGAACCCGAAGCGCAATCTGACGAACCAGCTGTTGTTTACCCCGCTTACTTCGAGCCAGGCCGCTATGAAGGTCTGCCGAACGAGGTTTATCACGCAGCCAACGGTATCAGCTCTACCCAGGTGAAAGATGCGCGTGTGTCGCTGATGTACTTCAATGCGCGCCACGTAGAGAAAACCATTATCAAAGAACGTTCTCCAGTTCTGGACATGGGTAACCTGGTGCATGCGCTGGCGTTGCAGCCCGAGCTGCTTGATGAAGAATTTAGCGTTGAACCGGTTATTCCAGAAGGCGCATTTACCACCACGGCAACGATCCGCGCGTTTATCGATGAGTACAACGCCAGCCTGCCAGCGCTGCTGAGTGCAGATGATATCAAAGCCTTGCTCGAAGAATACAACGCCACACTGCCTGCACAGATGCCGCTGGGTGGTTCAGCCGAGGAAACTGGCCAGAGCTATATGTCGCTGCCAGAAGAGTACCAGCGTCTCGAAGCGGACAAGAAGCAGACCGCCTCAGCGATGAAAGCCTGCATCAAGGAATACAACGCCACTCTGCCTGCTCAGGTGAAAACCAGCGGTAGTCGTGATGCGTTACTCGAGCAGCTGGCAATCATCAATCCCGACCTGGTGGCCCAGGAAGCGCAGAAGCCGCAACCGCTGAAAGTGTCCGGTACCAAATCAGACCTGATACAGGCCGTGAAGTCTGTTAATCCGGACGCCGTCTTCGCCGACGAATTGCTGGATGCCTGGCGTGAGAATCCGCAAGGAAAAGTGCTGGTCACCCGCCAGCAACTGTGCACCGCACTGGCCATTCAGAAAGCCCTGCTCCAGCACCCAACCGCCGGGATGCTACTCCAGCACCCGAGCCGCGCCGTGGAGGTCAGCTACTTTGGTTTTGACGACGAAACTGGGCTTGAAGTCCGCGTTCGTCCAGACCTTGAGATCGATCTGGACGGAGTGCGCATCGGTGCCGACCTGAAAACCATCAGCATGTGGAACATTAAGCAGGAAGGCCTGCGCGCCAAACTGCACCGCGAAATCATCGACCGTGACTACCACCTGAGCGCGGCTATGTATTGCGAGACCGCAGCACTGGATCAGTTCTTCTGGATTTTCGTCAACAAAGACGAGAACTACCACTGGATCGCCATCATTGAGGCATCAACCGAACTGCTGGAACTGGGCATGCTCGAGTACCGCAAGGCGATGCGCGCTATCGCTACCGGTTTTGACACTGGCGAGTGGCCAGCGCCGATCACCGCAGACTACACCGACGAACTGAACGACTTCGACCTGCGCCGCCTTGAAGCGCTGCGTACTCAGGCATAAGGGGAAAAGAACATGTCTACTGCAATTACTACCAACGAAAACAAGACGCAAATGATCGATAACATCTCAATTTTGACTAATGGGGAACTTTTCGACCGCCTACGCACCTTGTCGACAGTGATGGCAAATAGTGGCGCTTTTGTACCTGACCACTTCCGCGGAAAACCAGATGCCTGCATGGCTGTGGTCATGCAGGCCGCACGATGGGGTATGGACCCCTTTGCCGTAGCTCAGAAGACCCACATCGTCGGTAATAGCGGAGTGTTGGGTTACGAAGCTCAACTGGTTAATGCGGTTGTTACCAACATGTCGCCTACAAAAGATCGCCTTCATTACGATTGGTTTGGCCCATGGGAAAACATCATTGGTCGATTTGTAGAGAGAACCAGTTCTAAAGGCAATAAGTACATCGCGCCCGGTTGGGATTTAAAGGATGAGGCCGGTGTAGGAATTCGTGTGTGGGCAACGATGAAAGGCGAGGATGAGCCACGCGAACTGGTACTCATGCTTTCTCAGGCTCAGGTTCGTAATTCGACACTATGGGCAAGTGATCCGCGTCAGCAGCT